GCCCGATGCCACGGTGGATGCCGTACCTGATGCCGTGCCAACCGTGTAAACCAAGGTTTGCCCTGCCGTCATTGATAACCATTTAATTGCTACACCACCGCCACCGCCACCCGTTGCTCTTTGAGATGCCGCACCACCACCGTTCCCACCAGGCCCAACCACCGTGACCTTGACCCATTGAGTGTTTGATGGGGCGGTGTAAGTCTGCGCCGTACCCGTAGAAAATACCGATGTGCTTTTGGCTAATACACCTTTACCGTTAAAAGTTGTCCAATCACTTGCAGTCAAATATCCACTTACTGATGTAGTAGCCGCCGCCATACTAATTGCTGGAGTTGCGCCACCACTTGATACTACTGGAGCAGTCCCTGTTACCGATGTGACGGGTGCTGTTCCACTTGATGCGGCAGGTTTTTACCCCTTTCCGTTTAACTTAACAGGTGCATTTGTAAACGAGCCAACATTGGTGTTTACAGTTGCCAATGTGCCTGCGGCAGTCACATTTGCAGAGCCATCAAAACTTGGGCTTGTGTATGCCAAATCACCTGTAATGGCTATTGTTCTTCCTGTTGTAAGTGTTGCGGCTGACCCCGTTGTATTTTGATTTAATGTTCCTATTGCCGTATTGGTAACACTTGTAACTTGACCTTGTGCGTTGGTAACGAATACTGGAACTTGAGTAGAAGACCCATAAGTTCCTGCCGTTCCTGCGTTTGTAATTGAAAACTGATTGGTTGATAAAGTTAAACCTGTGCCTGCGGTATAGGTTTGAATTGCCGCAAACTGAATAAACACAATTGCCGTTGTGCCAATCGTGATTGGTAATGGTGTTTGTTGAACCCATGAAGTATTTACGTTTGTTGTGCCTGCAAGCACTAAAATCAAGTCACCTTGATCCACTTCATTAGTACCTGACCCGCTTGTATCGTAGTCCGTTGCTCTAGTCAAAATATATGGAAGTAATGCCGTACCCGCTTGGGTTAACGTGTAAACACCATTATTGGCTTGCGTGACTTCGTTCTTTATCAACAGACGTTTGCCAACATCCCCAATGACTAATGTGTAGCTGTCAATCGTTAGCGTACCAACAGCCACCGCAGTAAGGGTTGCACCAACACCACTCGCGCCGTTGTTGTATGTATTTGCCGCCAATGCCGCAGTCGTTGCGTATTGACACGCCGCATGAAAGTTAACTCCACTTGCAATTGAATCTGCATAGGATTTGTTGACAATATCAGTGCTAGAACTTGGCGCTGTGGTAATTGTTCCGGTCGTCAATGCAACAGAAGTGATGTCGGTATTTGCACCGCTGGCCGCAAACCCTGTAATTGCGCCGCCAAGGGTTAAATTGCCTGAGTTTGTAACTGTGCCTGTGAGTGTGATTCCGTTAACTGTACCTGTACCACTGATTGATGTAACCGTACCGGTATTACTTGTGTACCCGCTTGGATTTGATGCTGGATAGGCGCCTAAATTTGTTAATGCTGTAGGCGCATTAGACGCGCCTGTGCCACCATCAGCAATAGCCAAATCAGTAATGCCTGTTACAGACCCGCCAGTAATAGTTACGTTATTGGCATTTTGTTCAGCCATCGTACCCACACCAGTTAACGTGTGATTTGCATCCCAAGCCGTTGCGCCAGTAGCACTAAATGAGCCGTCTGACGGTGTGGAATGCGTGACAGAAACGGTCATGCTAAATATTTAAGTTTATACAATGTGCGGAGATAAATTTCAATAATGTTGTCAATAAGCTGCTGCAACGACATATCAGTTTTATCTACTACTTCATATCGAGCGTCTTCAATTTGTTTTAAAGAGTCTTCTAAAAACTCAATAATATTGGCCGTCTTTTTTGCTGAATGCAAAGTGATAGGTCCAATCAAACCATGTCGGCCTTGATAGGATTCCGCAAAATCATCTGCCGCACCGATAATTCGATCATAAAATATATTCAAGGCCATGTGTTTGCTAAAACTGCGAGTATTCAAATGTACTGAATGAGCAACATCACGGGCTAAAAATAAGAGTCCTAAAAAATCGGCTGCTTTCATTGTGGCATTCCTTGTTGTGGCGCATATTCGGCTTGCTCAGGCATCATCTCAGGTTGTTCACGTCCAGGCATCTCACTAATCAAGTCGCCCGATGTAATCATCCCGTGTACAGTGCCTAAAACAATATCTTGAATCTGCTCAGGCGACATAGACGCTTGAACCGCAGTTAAACGCTTAGTTTCAGCGTCAAATGCCTTGATTTGAGCCTCAAAGTCTTTGCGTTCTTGTTCTTGCATCTCAATGGATTTACCCACATTTTTGATCATCTGGTGCATTTGTTCCATCTCTTGACCCATGGCTTGAATCTGCTGTTCAGCCGCTTGCAACTCTGGTGGCTTATCGCCGTCTTCCATGAGTTTGGGGTCAATCGTCTTAGCAAAGCGTTTGGCCATCTCTTGAGCGCCTGGCCAATCCATGTTCTTAACAAACAAGTCGCCTGCCACTTGCCACAATTGTGGATTACCCTGTAACAACTGAGCCATTGCTTCCAATGCCTCTTGGCGTTTGGTTGCGTAACCTGGACCTGTTGCCACTACAACGTCGTACTTGCCAACATTGGGGTTGTAAATTTTTTCAATCACAATTCCTGTTTGATCCGTAATCTTCTTAACAGGCTCTTGCTGAGTCGGGTCAATCTTAACCATGTTTGTCTCGCCATCTAAGCCAATCACACGGGCAATACGTTGTGTGTCGTAAATCTTAGGGATTAGGTCAACAAGCTGGCGCGTGATGTGACGAACACCACGGGCTAAGTTGTCGCCGTAGTGGTACGTGCCTACATCGCCTTCACGTTGACGTGCAAGGATGGCTTTACCGCTGCGCTCGTTGGAACCCATGCCTAAAGAGGCGTTGTATTGCCCTGTTGTGCTCTTAATATCTTCAGATGCACCCGCTTTGGCTTGCAACAGGCCGCTAGAAGCCATCGGGGGTTGAGCCCTTGCAGGTAAGGGCAATATCTGTCCTTGGCCGTCTGTAACGTCAGGGTTGACCTCCAAATACGGCCAATTGGTCGTATTGGCTGTTTTCCATTGGTTCTCATAGCCTTCAAATTGACCGCCATAACCAATAAACGGTGCTTTGGGCGCCAAAGCAAGCATCTCTGCCTCTTGGCTAACCCAGTAGTTGTACATACGCTGCGCGTCTTTGGCGTTTCTCACCAATCCTGACACATACAAACGACCGTCTACCTCATACTCATTACCAACGATGCGAACTATCGGGATGTATCTCCCCGCCCAATCACGTTCTTCAAGAATTTCATAGCCGTTGATCTTGCAGTATTTAATTTTGACACGATCAGATTCACGAGATTTTTTAGGTTTGCCATATATAGCTTTCAATTGTTTGTCCTCTGGCGTGCCTTCAAAAGCGGTCACATTGCCAGGGTACAGATTAAGGGTTGCAGTGTCGTGATCGACGTAATAATAGTCAGCAACGCGAATAGTGTCTTCAGTTAGCCATTGCGACAAATTTTGGTCGCCCACGCCTAGAGACTGCAATGTTGTAATAGGCGCAGAATCAGGGTACATGCGCATATAGTCATCTTTGCTAATATCCTCAGTTACAAAACACCATTTGGCGTCTGCTCCTGTAGGGTCTTGGATAGTCGGGTCCATGTACACGCTAAATGAGTTGCGTACACGGCCAATTTTGATGTCTTGCTCAAATGTGTCTGCATCGCAGTATTCGGTCAAGATTCGGATATAACCTTCGCCGTAGGCAACTTGGTTTTCGCAGGCGGTGTCGTAAGCAACGTCGGCGTCCGAGATGTATTCGATGTGCCTGACCATGCCGTTGAAGACTTCGGCAACTTCAACGTCGGCGTTGTCATCGACTGGAATAACTTTGCCACTTGGGCGGTTTTGCCTTTGATCATTGGTCACCTGCCTTACGTGCTGGGGTAACTTGTTGATCGTCAGACATGGACGAGCGTTGATTGTTTGGCCTTGCACCGCGCCGCGAGTAGCCAACACATCCGCTGGCCATTGCCAATGGTTGTCGGGTGAACCCGCATAAAACTTTAAGTCGTCAATTTCATCTTCACGACTCTCAGACAGCGCATCAATAGCTAAATTTAAACGCGAGCGAGCTGTGGCCAATATGTCCGAGCTACTCTTGTCCTTAGCCGAGCCACCGTTAGCTACGGCGCCTGCGGCGGCGATGCCTGTGTAATCCATTATTTTTTGCCTTTTGGTGCCGCACGTTTAACCGCGTACGCTATTGCAACGGCTTGCTTGACAGGTTTGCCCGCAGCAACTTCCGCTTTGATATTCTTGCGAAACGCTTCGGGAGATTTTGATTTAACGAGTGGCATGTTAAGCTCCCTCTTTACTTGCTTGATACTTGCGTTGAGCTATGCGACCGCATTCACGACAATTTCGTCTTGGTGCGCCGTTACGACCTCCAGTTAAGCTAACAATTGTATTTTCAGGAGTGAATTCATGCCCGTGTTTACAGTGTGTTAATTTACCGCGCCAGCCATAATCTCCGCGAGATATGTTTTCCGCTAATGTAACAGGGTCTAAATGATTAGGGTTGACACAATTACGTACGCGGCATGTATGGTCTAACGTAATTCCTTTTGGAATAGCACCTATATGCTTTTCGTACATTGTGCGGTGCACATATTTACCGTGTGCGCGCGCGTACCCATCATGCGACAACGGGCCTTCCCAAAGCCAACAACCTGTAGAGGCTTTAAAAATTCGGCTTTCAATATCCTTGCGAGGATTCATTCAGCTTCCCATCCATCCAGTTGCTACGGCACGTTGGCCTGAGTATACCTTGCGCGTCGGTTCCGTGTACTCACGGTGCGCAACAGGAAAAGCAAACGTCACCGCTATTGCATCCGCTGCGTCAGGTGAAGCCAGACCCCTTGATTTCATGTCTTTTTTGCTTTCCAAAAAGATTGTTCCACGTGAATCAGGCTTCATCATAGGTGAAATCAAATCAGTTTTCAAGAACCGATCTGACGGAATACTAGCAGATTTCAGCCATTCGCGCATCTCGCCCCACATCTGAGCTCGCATGTTACCGTACATAATCGGGTTTTTGGCCTTGTTGCCAAAATTTACACCTTTGATTTTATACCGCTGTTCTTTCAACCTGTCCACAATACCTGCACCCAACCCACCCTCATCAATTACAACCAAGGCAGGTTTAAACTCTTCAATCGCCTCAATCACGTGACCCACTACAGTCATCGTGTCGTCCCCTCTGTGGCGCATAATCTTCACAATATCGCGCCCCTGTCTCACCGCTATCACTGTTGCATCCGCGCCAAAGCGCGCAGGGTCTACACCGATGATGATGGGCGCCGACTGATCCTTGTACTTAGTGCGTTTCATTGCGTCGTCCACAATATCAGCGCCAATGAACTGATCATCCCCCGCGTTGGGGAACATACCGTACACCTCAACGTGCGCCTGCGCCGAATCTGGTCCATATTCCGCAATAATTTGCGTATACACCTGTTTGTCCGTACCTTCGACCTCGCGCGCGTCCACCACCTTAGTCGTCCAAAACTCGCGTTTGGAGTTAAAGCACTCGTAAAAGTACCCCGTGTTGCGTCTAGGGTTGCTAAATGCTAACCAAAAGCGGTTGGGTGTGTTTTCTGTAAAAAATCCACTGGTCACCGCCCAAATAGTGTCGTCAATACCACTGGCTTCATCAAATATCACTAACACACCATCAAAGTTGTGCACGCCCGCGTACGCGTCGGGGTTTTCCGCTGACCACAGCCTACCTTCCACGCCCCAGTACCGCGTGCCTTTTCTTAAGTCGCGCTCGACTAGTTCCGTCAACCACTTGGCCGGTATTAAGCGCGTTGCGCTCACCTCAAACCAATGGCTATTCAGCCCCAT